TACTCTGCTTCCCGTATGAAGCAGATCTATTCTTTTGCTACTGACGAAGATGTTGCCAAATACTCAGACGCTTCTAAAAAGGGTATCACTCGCGCTCAGTTCTTCTCATGGGCATATGGTCCAACGAAACGTGGTAAAGGTTTCTTGGGTAACGTTACTGACGATGATGGTGGTAAGTATTTCGGGCGAGGTTTCATCCAGCTAACTGGTAAAGCAAACTATGCTCGCTATCAGAAACTTGCCAACGAAGCAGGTTTAAATATTGACATCGTCAACAATCCAGATTCTCTTGATACTGATATCAATGTTTCTGCTATGGTTGCTGCTCTTTACATCAAAGATCGTGTACCAAAGGGTACTAGCCCAACTGCACATCCAGGTTATTTCTTGGCTGCAAAGAAAGCTGTTGGTGTAAACTCTCCAGATATTACTGCCAAGAAAACTGCATACTACGAATATTTCTACGGTGCTGTTGCTGGAAATGCTGTAGATAAAGACGCTGGTGCACCAGTTGCTACACCACCCCCAAACTTCGATGGAACACCTGGACCTTCTGCTGATTCCATCAAACGTGGAACAGACAATACTGGTTTCCGCGATCCAAATAACAAGTATCCGCTAAAAGAATACTTGAACGAACCAGACACTAACCGTCTCGCGCGAGGCATCATCGATGGAACGATCGTTGAAAAGAAAGATGCCAATATCGTTAAGGGTGTGCCAAAGGCAGTTGGTATGGGTTCTTGGGATCAACCAATTCCATCTTTTGGAGCTCAGTATCCATACAACAAAGTGTTTGAGACTGAATCTGGACACATTCAAGAGTTTGATGATACTCCAGGTCAAGAACGTATTCACACGTATCATAGAGCAGGAACATATCAAGAGATTGATCCAAACGGCTCTGTAATTAACTACATCGTTGGTGATAAATTCACATTGATGGAACGCAATGGATGTATCCACGTTGGTGGTGAGTGTAACATTACTGTTGATGGTAATTTAAACGTATTCGCTCGTACTGACGCTAACATCGAAGTGGCGCAGAATGCAACTATCCGTGTTGGTAATAACTTAGATGTTGGTGTTGCCAATGATATGTATTTCGCTGCTGGAGGAGATGTCCTAGTTAAAGCAGGTGGAACATTTAAGGTTCAAGCCAGCGACGTATCTGTTCTTGCTGATGCTGATTTAACTATGCAGGGTACTGGTGCTGCTAGCATCAAAGGCGACACTGTTAACGTAGAATCCGCTGGTTCTATGGATCTTCTTGCTGGTGGTACTCTATCCGCAGACTACGCTGAAGGTCAATTTGGTAATGGTGCTGCTGGAGCAACTGATGTATCTCCAGTTGAATTAACACCACCTCCAGTTGGTGATCCAGTCAATGCTGTTGTTCCTTATTTAATCGCGCCAGAACGTAAAACTGAAGAACTTGCAGCAAACGAAACGCCAGAAGACTTTGATACTCCAGAAGGTCGTGCCGCATCGAATGCCGCAGTTATTGCTGGTGTTCCAAATGCTCCAGCTCCAGTTGCTTCTGAAGAAGCAGGAACACCATCTGGTGGTTCTGGTAAGCAAGTCCCTGTTGATTGTAAGATTATCTACGGCACTAAAAACTTCACTAACGATTACACTCTATCCAAGAACTTTACTTTAGGTATGTGTATGGATGGTGGTGTGAACGGTAAACATAAGCTAGTGGATCAAATGCTCAAAGATGGACCAAACTCTGCTGAACGTGTTTATACAGTTCAAGAGATTGTGTGTAACTTAGCCATGACAGCTCAGAACGTTCTTGAGCCATATCTCGAAGCACTTCCAGGTGGTATCGGTGGATACAACAAACAGTGGAAGATCTCTTCTGGATATCGATTAAAGGGTGTTGTCCCAACTGAATCACCATTCTCTGATCACTGTAAGGGTCACTGTTTCGATATCGCTTTGCTGTTGCCAGATCGTAACAACAAGACATACGCATTGGTTCAACAGCTAGAAAAGTTAATCACATACGATCAGATCATTCTTGAGTATCGCGCTCCTGAATCTGTTTGGATTCATACAGGATATAAGCCACAAGGAAACCGTAAGATGGCGTTCACTATGGTAAACGACTCTGTCTACAAACGAGACGCTAAAGGCGTACCATCTGGATTCATTCTTCTAGACACAATTCCTCCGAAAGCTAAGAAAGTATAATGGGTAGCCTAGCATACAAAGGGATCCTCAGTAAGGGTCAGGATGGTGGACCACCAACTGCTCTTACTCACAAACTGCAATGCACTAAAACTTTTCTTTTTGGTGGTCCAGTTGGAGTTGTTGGTGACCAGTTCGAGGCTCATACAGTAGGACGAACATTACACCAAGATAGTCTTAGAGAAATCGTTAGCGGATCGACCAAAACATTTTTCGAGGGCTTTGCTGCTGCCAGAACAGGCGATCCAATTGCTGATGGAGATGTAGTTGGTGATGGAGATGCAAAAACCAACGTAGGATAACCTAAATAAAGAATATGGCAAGAAATACAAGAATTTTCTCAGATTTAGATTTTAACTTTACTGCTCACCCAGTGACGGGTGACGTATCACGTAGATTCGATGAGAATGCTATCAAGAATAGTCTGAAGAACTTGATTATGACTGCTAACTATGAGCGACCATTCCACAGCGAAATTGGTAGCCCAATCAAAAGATTATTATTCGAGCCAGTCACACCTATGCTCGAAGTTATGCTCCGTAGAGCAATTGTGGATACTATCGATAACTTTGAACCTAGAGTCGAAGTATTAGATGTTATCGTCGTAGTTTCTGAAGATGAGTACGATGTTAGCGTGACGATAGAATTCCAAATAACAAACACAAACCGACCACTTACTCTTGATTTAACGCTAGAGAGAACCCGATAATGGCAAACAATAAGAAAATCAATGTAACAGAGTTGGACTTCGATAACATCAAGTCTAACTTAAAGAACTTCCTAAAAGGGCAGTCAGAATTCCAAGACTACGACTTTGAAGGTTCTGCTATGTCTGTTCTATTGGACGTTCTAGCATATAACACTCACTATAATGCTCTGTACAATAACATGGCAGTTAATGAGATGTTCTTGGACTCTGCGCGTAAACGTAATAGCGTGGTATCTATTTCTAAGATGCTTGGTTACACTCCACGTTCTGCTACTTGCGCGAAGGCTATAGTTACTGTTAACGTTTCAACTGGCACAAGTTCTCCTGCTGCTATTACAATGCCAGCATATCAGCCGTTCACAACTACTGTTGATGGAACTCAGTATACATTCTATAATACTGGTTCTATGACTGCTACATTGGTTTCTGGTTTGTATTCATTCCGCGATGTAGAGATTGTAGAAGGTAAGCCACTGACATTTAAATATACAGTTGCCGATGGTAATCGTTATATTATCCCTAACGCTAATGTAGACATCTCTACATTGAAAGTTAAAATCCAAGAAAACTCTACATCATCTATGTACGAGACTTGGAATAATACTGATACTGTTGTCAATATAAACCCTACGACTAAAGCATACTGGGTTAAAGAGATTGATGATGGATTATACGAGATTAACTTTGGTGATGGCAACATCGGACGTGCTTTAGATGCAGGTAACGTAGTTCATCTAGAATATTTCGTTTCTAGTTTAGAAGCTGCTAATGGCGCTCGCTCTTTCACATATAACGGTGCCACTATTCTTGGTGGTTCTCAAGTTAGCGTCACTACTACTGGTGTTGCGTCTCTTGGTGCCGAAAAAGAATCTAATGATTCTATTCGTTTCAATGCTCCAAAATTCTACGCTGCTCAAAATCGCTGCGTAACACCAGACGACTATAAAGCACTAATTTATGCTAATGTCCCAGAAGCAAAATCTGTTTCTGTATGGGGTGGTGAAGACAACAATCCTCCAGTTTACGGTAAGACATTTATTTGTATCAAACCAAAGAACGCTACTAAACTGACCACTGTTCAGAAAGCTGCAATCACATCTTCTATTCTAAGTAATCGTAACGTGGTTTCTGTTATTCCTGAGATTGTAGATCCAGAATATATTAACATCGCGCTTAATGTAACAGTTTATTACAACGAACAAGACACAACTAAGACAGCTGCTGAAATTGCTTCTCTAGTTCGTGAGACTGTACTTTCTTATAATGATTCTGACCTACAGACATTCGATGGTGTATTCCGTTTCTCTAAGCTAAGCAAACTTATCGACGAGACAGATCCTTCTATTTCAAATAACATTACAACAGTACTTCTTCGTCGCAAGATGACTCCACGTTATAACGTGTCCGCTCAGTATCTGTTAAATATGATTAACCCGATTTATTACTCAGGCATGGCTGAAGAATCATTCCAGTCCACTGGGTTCTATATTGCTGGATCTGATCAGATCCATTACTTAGATGATGATGGTGTTCGATACGTGAGATTGTATCGCTTAGGTGTTAACTCAACTAAGATTATTGTCAATGAACAAATTGGAACGATTGATTACACAAAAGGTATCGTTGATATTAAGAACTTAAATATCACCGCTCTGGCTGATATAGACTTTGAACTTTCTGTCACACCACAATCTAATGACGTTGTTTCTGCTCTGACACAGGTAGCAGAAATTGCAACAGACCACTTAACAGTTACTGCTATCGCTGATAAAACAGCGTCTGGTGACCTGCGCGGTGGATACAATTACCAGTTCACTTCTAGTCGCACATAATGCTAACAAAGCCAAAGTTATCATCTCTGGTAGCGTCACAGCTACCAGAATTCGTAAGGTCAGATTACCCTACGTTTGTAGCATTCCTACAAGCGTACTATGACTTTCTAGAAACAACACAACAAGACTTAACAGACCTTAGAGATCTAGACAAGACTTTAGATTCTTTCATT